CTCCCGCGAGGGTGTGTTTCTCACATTTGCGAGACAGAGAGTTCTGGACGGGTCCAGATTGCGGATTGGATGATTCGAACGGTTGCTTCGAACAATTGTGGCAAGGTTCTAACGACTCATCTCAATTGCATCAACAACGAACTCAACTTCAGGTACGCCTTCGACGTACGGTTCCCGACCAAGGTCTTCGACGAGCACATCAGATTTGTGTTCTGTGGTGATGACAACATGATCGGTGTCATGAAGTCGATTGAGTGGACCCCGAAGATGATTCAACAGGATCTGGTTCATGTTGGTCAGCGGTACACCGCGGCTGAGAAGGACCAAGAAGTCACTGACGAATATCAGTCTTTTTCAGAGGTCACATTTCTCGGGAGTTATTTCCGCAAAGTTCGTGGCCGATGGACAGGCGCTCTGCGGAAGAACACTCTACAGGAGAGCATTCTCTGGACTCGTAACTCAAACTTGACCCTCGTTCAAGAGTGCAAGCAGATGATGGAGTATGCGAGCCAGTGGGACAAAGAGTACTTCGAGTGGTACTGTGCCAGGATCAATGGTGCCCTCTCTGACGTTGGGATTAGTGCGATTAAGTTGCCATCGTGGGAGAGTTTGTCTGAGATCGTTGCGAATCGCACAGTTGACTCGGGCGAAGATTATTTCTTCGTGGCCCAGAGCCCAGCCGACAATTTGACCGGCTTTGGTCAGAATTTGATCGCTGGCGTGAACAGGGTCAGTCGCCCCGGTGTCCCAACAGACAGGTCGATTACCAGGACTGATTTCTCTATCGAGGATGGTCAGGAGTCATTCGTGCAACGGGTGTCGATTGATTGGACTGCCGCGTCGGCCGGAATTCTCTATACGATGAAACTTCCCGGCGAACTCCTCAACAAGGGTGACCAAGACGGCGTCCAGAACATGGGGTTTCAGAATTTCATGTATTCACGCATGGACATTGAGATCAAGATTCAAGTGAATGGATCTCCTACCCAAGCTGGCTGTCTTGTGGCCTTTTACCGGCCGTTCAGATCGACACCTCTTCCCAACGTAGTCACGTGGCTCAGCTATGATCATGTCAAGCTCAGCCCTGCCGAGAACACGACTGGGGTTGTGCGCATTCCGTACAACTACTGGCGCCCTTTGGTGTCCAATGTTGAGACACAAGTGAATCCTGACACCGCTTATGGATCTTTTTACATCGGGGTCTACAATTCCCTGGTGTCGAAGACAGCGGGCACTTGTGGTGTTACGATCTACAGTCGCTTTGTCGGAGAACAGAAGGTTCCCCGGATCATGGCATCATCAGCTAGTAGGCCGGTTTACGGCTTTACTCGCGGAACCGGCGCCAATGTCGGGAGAGTGCTTACGTCAGACACTAGTTTTGTGGCTCAAGGAGCTAACGTTTCGAAGACGGAGGTTACCAACACCTACAACATCTCCGATGTCGCAGGCGGGATGCCC